GACGGGCGGCGACGCAAGGCCGGAGGTCAGCTTGAGCAGCGCGGAAATGTTCGTGCCGGCACCCGGGGCGACAGCATAGGCAACCGTCGAGGTTGCGCCGGTGGTGGCGCTGGTGATCTTGAAGCGGGAGCCGTCCCACGTGCAGGAGCCAGCCACGCCGAGCGCAGTGGTGATGACCGACGCCACACCGTTGAGGTTGGTGGCGCCGCTGAAGTTCAGGCCCGTGAGCGCCTTGACCGCGCCATCGATGGTGACCGAGAAGCCGCCGGAAGTGATGGCCGTCCAGGTGGCAAGGGTCTGCTCAAGCGCGGACAGCACGCCGCCACGCAGCAGGCCGGCGCTTGCCGTCTTTGCCCAGCGGCCAACATAGAGAGCCTGGGGCTGAGGGCTCTGCGCGAAATATAGGGCGGCGGCCTTGTACTCGGGCGCGGAGGTGCCGAAGTCGGTGCCGACCGAAGCGATGTCGGTGTAGAGCCGCATGCGCTCCGACACGTCGATGACGTCGGACGATCCCATGACCAGCAGAGCGTTGAGGTTTGCGCCCTGCGCCGACAAGGGGGCAAGGTTGATGGTGACTCGAATCAGTCGCGATACGGAAAGGCCAGCCATGCCGGGTGCTCCTATGGGTTGATGGTGATGTCCGGCGTCTGAATACTCAGGACCGGGAAGCGACGCACAACGGCGCGGCGCAGGTTCAGGGTTGCGTCAATTCGGTACTGCCATCGCTCGTTCTGCAGCGCCGGCACGGCAATGGCGTCGGTGATGTCGATCAAGCCAAAGCCGGCGGCGGTCAGGTAGGTTCGGTTTTGCTCAAGGCTCACGCCCTCGCGAAGCCGGGCCTCGGCCTCGTCGGCGCCAGGCCCAAAGAAGGACAGCAGGACGGATAGCTCTTGCTGCCGGTAGATCGTGGAGCTGGTGCCGTCGTCGGCATGCAGCTCTGACGCGTGCGCATCGCTCTTGCGGGACACAACACCCAGAGCGATCCATGTCGCGTCGTTTGCCGGCTGATTGGGCGGCTCAGGCTGCCATCGCGGGCGAACCAGCGCGCCCTCGATGCCGGTGATGGCCGACACGTACTGCTGCAGGAATCGCTGCAGGCCCTGGCCTTCGAGCGGCGCCGGGCTGCCGAGGTAAGGCGTCAGAATTCCCGCCGTGGTGCTGTCGCTCATACGGGGGGCGCCTCCTGGTAATCCATGGCCGAGCATTCAGCGCACACGAAGCCGGCACCGTAGTGCGACCAGTCAAACAAGGTCGTCACAACGAAGCCGCGGCCGGCAAAGACGATCACATCCGGCTGAAACCCAACCGCCGGGCCAATCAGCTTGAACATCGTATGAACGGTGATCGTGTTCGGCTGTCGCTGGCCCTCGGCGGCCCGATCAATTCGGGGCTGGCTGCCGGCGGTGACGACGGCCGTCACGGTGTGCGTTTCGGTCACCCGCTCGCTCTCGCCGTAGCCATTGACCGACTCGGACCTGCGCTTGACTGTGATCTGCTCGCAGAAGTCCGGGTCTATCAACAGATCGGTCACGTCAATGAATGGCATGGGCTACTTTCCGCGAATGACGTAGGTGATGGAGTTGCGAAGCTGCCCGGTGTCGATCAGCGGCTTTTCGCCAGATCGGGGCGCCTTTTTGCGGTTCTGGCGCCGGTAAATCGTGGATGCGGCCAGCGGGGCGAAGTCGCCGGTATTGATCGTCGTCTTGACGGCGTTTGCAGCCAGCAAGCCGATTCCGCCGAGGCCGCGGGAAACCTCTTGCTGCGCCCCTGGCTTGCCGGAGGTGACGCGGGCCAGTGTCGTCCTAGCACGCTTGGCGAGGTCGCCGCGGATCTTGAGGATGGTCGGAACGAGGAACGGGCGCGCCGGCAGGTTTCGCTCCGGTGCGCCGGTTTCGAGGATGTAGCCGATGGCGGCGTTGTTGATCGGCCCGTTCTCGTCTTCTCGTCCAGCGGTGTCGGACGGGACACCCACCAACACCTGCCGCTTGGCGAGCGCCTGAATCGACTTGAGCACATCGTCGACAAGGTCGATCTTCGTTTCAAGGTTCTTTGGCCGGCTCACAGCTGATAACCGCCAGTGCCCATCATGCGCAGCAGGGCATAAAACTGTGTGCCGTAGCTGCTCAGGTTCCAGTGTCCAGCGCCCTCGAGGGTTGCGGCCCCGGTGTCGTAGGACACCGAGACCTTGTCCACGGTCTTGCTGGCCACGGGCCCGGATGACTGCCCGACCGCACCACCTCCCGCCGCCGCCCGCTGATTGGCGTTGTCGATGGCCAGGTGATGCGCCGTAAACAACTCCATGCCGTGGTCGAGCAGGTCCGCCCAGCGCTCGGCATTGAGCATCTTGGCCGACAGGGTCAGCCAAAACGTCACGCGGGCGTCAGGGGTGGTGGCGAACTCGGGGAAATCCGCCCGGAAGGTGGCGAGGTCGGCGGCCATGATCAGACTTCCTTCTTGGCCTTGGCCGGCGCCTCGGGCTTGGCCTTGGCGGCCTCCTCCTTCGCGGCGACCGCTTCGGCCAGGGCGGCCTTAAGGGTTTCGATTTCCGCATCCTTGGCCGCCATTTCGGCGGCGACATCCTCGGACTGGGTCGGCGCCGACTCGGCGGTGTGCGCCTTCACAAACCAGTGATCGGCGATGTCCTGCTCAACGGTATGCGCGCCGGCGGAAAACTTGACCTGCTCGCCCCCGTCCAGGTTCAGGACGAAGGGCTTGGCGATGTAGATTTTGGGCATGTCGGGCCTCAGATACCGTCGGCGTAGGCCAGGGTTTCGGGATAAACGAACTCGACGGCGCCGAGGCGGCCAAAGTAGGTTGTGATGTGGAACAGGCTGCGGTATTCCAGCGGGGTGCGTTGCAGCGGGACCATCGGGAAGCGCACGCGGTTCTGAGCCTTGGTGTAGGCCACCATGCGGTCGGTACCGGAGGTGCCGCGCCCGACCAGCCACTTGACCGGCTGGATGTTCAGCGGGCGACCATTGCGGGCCAGGCTGATGCTGTTCTGACGCAGGAACTCCAGGATGCTGATGTTGCCGGCGTCGCTGACCTTGCGGCTGATGAGCGCGCCGTACTGGGTCGGCGGAATCAGCAGGGTGTCCGGAACGACAGCCCAACCGGAAGCGGCCCAGGTGTTGGTCAGGATGGTGTTCACATCCTTCAGAATCTCGTCGTGGGTCTTGGTGGCCCAGGTCGTGGTCGTGGCGGCGCCGGCGACGACGTTGGAGGTGCTGACCAGCGGGCTATTCACCAGACCGTAAAGGCCCAGGGAGGTGTCGCCGATATACACCTGTTCGTCGGTGTCCATCTGATGCTTCAGCTGCAGGCCGGCCAGCTTTTGGGCATCGACCGGGCGACCGGCGCGGTGACGGACACCTGCGGCGACGGCAAGCGGGCGTACTTCGGCGACGAGGGCCCGGCGATGACCGCCTCGCTCGATCTGCCCGCCGCGATCGCGTTCGATCCCCACGGCAACCTGACGATCATGGATCAGGCGAACCAAGTGCTGCGGTCGGTCGACGCTGCGGGGAACATCCGCACGATCGCGGGTCACTGCGTGGTCGACTCGCCGGCGCCGGGCGGCCCCGGCAAGTGCGCCGAGGGTGTCGAGCCCATGGCCTGCGCCGACGGCGACAACGGGCCCTCGGGCAAGTCCGTGTGCGGCGATCCGATGATGTTCTGCGCCAAGCCGTGCACGCCGGGCTACGCCGGCGACGACCTCCCGGCGGCCGAGCTGCGCATGTCCCAGCCCTTCGGGCAGTCGGCGTCGCCGGCGGGGCGCATCGTCTACGACGCGAAGGGCAACCTGTACTTCGCCGACACCGGCAACCACATGATCCGCATGATCGACACGGACGGCATCGTGCGCCGCGTCGCCGGCCAGCCGCCGGTCGACGGCGTGGGTCAGAGCGGCTACGCGGGTGATGGTGGCCCGGCGCTCGAGGCCAAGCTGTCGTTCCCCGTCGACCTCGCGCTCGGCGACGACGGCACGCTGTACTTCACCGACGTCCGCAACCACTGCGTGCGGGCGATCGATCCCGACGGCACGATCTCGACCGTCGTCGGCGTGTGCGGTGAGCACGGCTTCGAGGGTGACGGCGGCCCCGCCGACGAGGCGCTGCTCAACCTGGCCTTCGGCGTCGAGTACGTCGACGGGCGCCTGCTCGTCGCGGACACCGGCAACAACGTGATCCGCTCGGTGCTGTTGC